AGAACGACTTCGTTGAAATTTACGAAAACGTGGCTAAATAAGAATATTGGGGTGCAATACTCTAGGTTGACGGCACTATCCGCCAGACTGCTCGCCGTGAGGGTTCACCTCCTCCACCCCAACCTCTCTTCGGAGTTATATTATGAATACTGTGATCACATATAGAAAAACCCCACACGCAACTGTAAATACCGTCTATGGAACCATTGGAACTGATATGGTTTATGCTTGGTGTTTTGAGAGTGGTGATGTGGAGGATAAAATTATAAAAAAGTGGATTCCAAAATCTCAATGTTATGTCAAATCGGGATTACAAGATCTTCCAGATTATGCATTCACTTGTTCTGACATAAGAAAATTTCATGTTGACGTTTGGAATGAGAAAGCGAAAAATTACAAACGTTATGGTAAATTTCGTACCAATTACCAATTAAGATTGATTCAAGAGCAATCTACTCTTGAACATTTGTTTGGAACCTGAGGACATATTATGAGCGATAATTTAAAATATTTACTATTCATTCTAGCATTCGCAGTATTCTCATTAGTCAATTCTTTCTTTTTGTGGATTCCAGCATCAGCACCTCCAGTAATCATGGTGATGACGATTGGTTTAATTTCGGTATGGGAGCATAAACGTGGCAACAAGACGTAATTTTTTCAAGTATCTTGGTCTTGCTGGTGGTGTTGCTGGCGGTGGTATTGTAGCCGCTGCTGCTGTTCTTCCTGACAATGAGAAATGCGAAGCAATAGAAGAAATTAAAGCCGCTGGTTACAATGGCAAGTTAACACTAGGTAATGAGTATGGTGAACTTGCATCACCAGACGGTACAATCAGTTGTGGTCCAAAATTCGTTCCAGGAACGGAAAAGCGTGTAATCGCAAGTATGACCGTCGGTCCTGATGGTGAAATGTACTTGATGACAAACGGAAAATGGCGTAGAATAGTGACTGAGTGATTTATTATATTATGAAGGGGTTATATTATGTTGCAAAATGTGGAATTGTTGTGGTGCGAAAAATATCGCCCTAAAACAATTGAAGACTGTATCCTTCCTGAAAACTTTAAGAAAACCTTTCAAGAGTATGTAACGCGCAAAGAAATTCCAAACATGATCCTTTCGGGTTCAGCAGGTGTCGGTAAGACAACTGTTGCTCGAGCGATGTGTGAAGAAATTGAGTGTGATTATATTATCATTAACGGTTCAGATGAATCAGGTATTGATACTCTCCGTGTAAAGATTAAAGGATTCGCCTCCTCTGTTTCTCTGACGGGAACAGGAAGAAAGGTAATTATTATCGATGAGGCAGACTATCTAACTGCCAATGCTCAAGCAGCCTTTCGTGGCGTTATCGAAGAGTTTTCTAAAAACTGTTCGTTTATCTTCACTTGTAACTTTAAAAATCGAATCATTCAACCGCTACACTCTCGATGTGCGGTAATTGACTTCAAGTTACAGAATGGTCAGAAAGCGAAGATGGCTTCTGCTTTTCTCAAACGTGTTGAGCAAATTCTTAAAGAAGAAAAAGTTTCGTATGATCTGAAGGTTGTCGCCGAACTCATTACAAAGTTTTTTCCCGATTATCGAAGAATTTTAAATGAACTTCAACGATACAGCGTTGGTGGTACGATTGACGTCGGTATCCTTTCTAACGTTGGTGACTTTAAAATCACCGAACTCGTCGCCTTTCTGAAAGAAAAAGACTTCCGAAGCGTTCGTAAGTGGGTCGCTCAGAATACCGATAACGATACTCATCGGATTATGCGCGAGATTTACGATAAACTGTACGACGTTTTGAATCCAGCCACCATTCCGATGGCAGTTATCCTTCTTGGTAAGTATCAGTATCAAGCTGCCTTTGCCGCCGACCAAGAAATCAACCTTATGGCGTTCTTGACCGAATTAATGGTCGATTGCGAGTTTAAGTGATATGGCTGACCTATTCAAGGATATTGTACCGAGTATTCTTCAAACCAAACAACCGATATTGGAGGACGAAAAAGACTACAATTCTTTTATGGTAAATCGAGCACTTTCGTATCATATGGACTGCATAATGTATGCTAACCAAATGAACGTTAATTTCGGTCTAGATAGAAAACCTCAGTATGACTATTTAATAAATATAGTCAGGGCGAAGAAAAGAAACTTTGCCAAATGGGAAAAGCCCATACAAGAGGATAATTTGCAATCAATAAAGTTATTTTTCGGTTATTCTGATGCCAAGGCTGCAGAGGCTTTGAAAGTACTGACTGATGAGCAAATTGATATTATAAAAGAAAAAACGAAAATAGGTGACTGAAATGAGTGTTGATAATTTAGTGGAAGTGACGCTACAGAATGCTGATGACTTCCTCAAAATCCGCGAGACACTAACGCGCATCGGTGTAGCAGCCAAAAAAGAAAATATTTTGTATCAATCTTGTCATATTTTGCATAAGCAAGGTCGTTACTATATTGTACATTTTAAAGAATTGTTTTTGTTAGATGGTAAAGCATCAAGCATTTCTGATAATGATCTTGCACGTCGTAATTCTGTTGCAAATCTTTTAGAAGAATGGGGATTGCTTAAAATCGTTAATCCAGAAAAGATTAAAGAACCACGTGCTCCATTATCACAAATTAAGATTATTGCTTTCAAAGATAAAAACGACTGGCAACTAGTTGCTAAATACAACATAGGTCGTAAGTTGGAGCCAAGACAGCAATGACAAATAAAATCAACGAAGAAGTTTCTCTATCAGAAGCAGTTAAATATCACTTGGATGAAAAGATATCCTTCACAGAAAATATTTTTCGTCCAGGATCTGATAAGTTCTTCGAGTTGATTCGTGAAGCAAAGAAACTATATTCTCGCGGCATGTATGTGCCTGCCGATGAATGGGAAATTGATTTGCTTGAAAGTGATATTGGCGAGTTTGCAGAGTTTAATGGCAAACAAGTTCCATTAGACTTTCCAGTTGAAGAAGAACTAGAAGAAGCATGCTGGTCTGGATACGTTCAAAAGGGAATGAAGAAAAAAGGCGAAAAGGTTGTACCTAACTGCGTTCCTGTAAATGAAGAAGATAAAACTGACGGTAAGGGTATTGGCAAACCATTTCGCCAAGGTAGTGGTGGTGCAGTGTATGTTCGCACTAGCGATGGTGGCGTAAAGAAAGTTAATTTCAGTCAATCAGGTATGGCAAAGAAGTATAACGATCCTGCACGTGTTCGTTCTTTTGTTGCCCGTCACCACTGCTTGACGAATAAAGACAAGACCAGTGCTTCTTACTGGGCATGCCGTTGGCCAAGATACTTTTCAAATTCAGGTAAGACTTGGTGGTAAATCCCTACGTTGAAGAACGTATTAACGCTAACAGTTTCTATCGTATTTTTGACAAAAATGTCGTTAGCGAAGAATTGGTTTGGCATCGCGATCATTCAACGCGAGTCATAACTATAATTGAAGGTGAAGGTTGGTTATTACAATTAGACAATCGTTTACCTATGGAAATAAAAGTTGGAGAAGTTTACACTATCCCAGCAAACACTTATCATCGCGTGAAACGTGGTTTGAGCGATCTAAAGATAATGATACAGGAGGAATAAATTATGCTTTCGGTGAATGTGTATAGACTTCATGATGATATTGAACTCCCAACATACGGCACTACTCTCGCAAACTGTTTCGATTTATCATTCCAGCCAACTGCAAATGTTGTGACTGGATATGATACATTTAACACACCTGTTGAGCGTGATGTGAATGGATTTGGCGAAACTTCAATTTATCCAGGAGATCGTTTGTTGATTCCTACTGGATTAGTTTTCAAAATGGAACAATTGATTACAATTGAAACATTCGCTGACATTTCACGCGGCATATTGCCCCTTCGAAATTTTAGTATTCGCCTTCATCCTCGTTCTGGGCTTTCACTCAAGAAAGGTTTGATCTTAGCGAATAGTGAAGGTATAGTAGATGTAGACTATCAAGAAGAAGTGTTTGTACTTTTGACCAACGTTTCAAAAATGCATCAAACGATTCGTCGCGGTGATCGTATTGCTCAGGGTGAAGTTGTGGCAAACGAACCATTTGGTTTTACTGTCGTTACAACGAAACCAGAAAAACATTCTGAAAGAAGCGGCGGTTTTGGTAGTACTGGCGTGAATTGATATAAATAGTATTGGATGCCCATATGGGGTCTATAACTATAAACTTGCTTATTAAAGGAGTTACAAATGACAAATATAACTACACTTACATCTATGGATCATCTTGATCGTTTACTTCCAGCGGCACTTGGTTTTGAACATGTGTTTTCTACGCTGGATAACGCAACCAGAATCTTAACTGCAACAGGAACAACATCGTTCCCGCCTGTGAACGTCATTAAAACTGACGAATATAATTTCACAGTTGAACTTGCAGTTGCTGGTTATAAACAAGATGAAATCGAAATCACTTCTGAGAGAAACTCTCTAAAAATCAAAGGCAAAAAGACAGATACCGACGAACGCAATTATCTTGTAAAGGGTATTGCTGGTCGCCAGTTCTCTCGTCAATTTGTTCTTGCTGATACGGTAGTGGTTCGTGATGCGACTCTTGCTGATGGCATTCTTTCTATTGAATTAGAAAATGTCATTCCTGAAGAACAGAAACCTCGTAAGATTGAAATTAAATAAACATTGAGATAACTATATTATGCATAATGATGAATTAACGTGGGATGAATTGTTTATCTTACAGGCTACTCTGATTTCTCAGAAAAGCAAGGACCCGTCGACAAAGGTGGGGTGTGTTATTGTCAATGATGATAATGTCATCTTGTCGACGGGTTTTAATGGATTCCCTCGAGGCATTGAAGAAGATTGGAAAGATCGCTGGAAAAGTCCAGAAAAGTATCACTGGGTTGAGCATGCTGAGCGCAATGCCATCTTCAACGCAGCACGTGTTGGTGTTTCACTGAACGGTGCAAAGGCATATCTAAACTGGGAACCAAAGCCATGCGCTGATTGCACACGCGCATTGATACAAGCTGGCATCAAGGAAGTCATCGGACCAAATCGACCATTCAATGGTAAGGGTGCAGGAAAGCATTACTCAATCGAACACGCGGAAGTCATGTTGCGCGAAGCGGGTGTTAAAATTAGAGTTTGGGATATGCCAATGGAGTTGTTATGAAAGGTGAATGGTCATTTTGGTCTGAGTATTTCACACCGCAAGTATGTGGTAAAATAATTGCATTAGCGAT